ATACTTTTCCACAGAGTCAATCTTATAGTATTTCTTATGAAACTTAATCATCATGTTACCATTCCGGAACACTTGCTTCATCTGACCAGTAAGAGCCTGTCTAATATGAACAGTTTCATGGACAATTGTTTCTAGGAATGTTGCCTTAGTAAACCTTGTAATGTTCTTCTTAGCAAAGAAAGGGTTAATCCAAATAATAAAGTTTTTTGGACCCTGTCTTTCGTTATAGTCCTCGATGTGGGCATCCATATAGGCTAATGGAACAGCATCAACATCATGAATAGTGCCATTAGTTAGTGACTTATCAATTCTAATACTAATTGACTCAAGTTTATCTCTTTGCCTTTTAGTGAATATCTGATCAACAGTAAAACGCGTCAAGGCAACAACATGCTTACGCAACTTAGGGTTTATTTTATTTGTGCAGGTAATTCTCATACTGGTAACTTAGGTTGCCTCTGGATCATGTTTTGGTCTTCACACTCAGCTTCAAGCTTTGTTCGGATAGCTTCCGACTTTTTGATTAGAGAGGCAACAGCTTCAATCTCGATATTGTGTTGTTCACAATACCACATGATTGCCTCTAGGTAACCCATACCTTTCTTATGAACACAACTTTCGATTGCTGTCTGAAAGTTATTAACAGTAACTCTTTGATCTAAATCAATCATGCTTCTAGTACCTCTACACCTGCTTCTTGGAACATTGTTTGAGCGAGTCTGATGGACTCTTCCCATCTTTTAAGTATTATCCAGAGGAACAGAAGGAAACACAACGCGAGTAATGCCAGACTGAATGATACTACCAGCACAAGAAGCGCAAGGATGGTGAGTAACATAGATTGTACAACCAGCCGGCCGTAAAAGGGAATTGAGGATAGCATTTTCTTCAGCATGCTTAACAACCTGAAGTTTAAGTTCTTTATTATTTAGTATGTGGTCATGGTCACATACACCTCTTGGCAAACCATTGTAACCAAGAGAGACAACTCTGCGTTCACTATCAACAATGACAGCACCAACCTTAGTTGATGGGTCCTTTGACCATTGAGCAACATGAACGGCTAAACCGATGAACCTTGTATGCCACTTCATATGTGGGTCAGGCTCACCGTAAGGATAGTTGAAAGGTAGATCTATTGTTGTCATAAAAAGAAAGGGGCTAGAGAACCTAGCCCCCTTCCATACTCTAGTGCCTATTGGGAATTAGGCAGCGCGGCTGTAGAGCGAGCGAACGGCGATCTGAGTGCGACCGGCCTTCATGTTGCGCGTGAAGCGCTTGGAAGGCTTACCGAGGCGGTAAACGGTCGACGTACGGCCATTGGCAAACGTCTTACGGTTCGAGTAGATTGGGAAACCAGCAAAGCGAGCTTCGCTAACGCGAGCTGCTGCACCGGAACCAACCTTCTTCTGAAGCTGAGCGAGGGTCAAACCATTGCGGTTCTTCTCGAGAACTTCAACAACGCGTGTCTTAGTAGTATTCATTTCAATAACTCCATATTTAACTAACTTAACAAATACTTGACATCACACTTATCAAGTAGGGCATATTGTAGGCTACTTCAGACTAGAAGTCAACAGGGCGCTTTAATAATTTTTTAGCTAACTTGACCTTCTCGAGGTATTCTCTTGTTAAACCACGCTCACGACCGAAAGCCTCAATTTCCCAAGGTTGGTCAAAGTAGGCTACACGGTTAAGATTATACTTCTTATTCTTAAATACAGATACATTGAAGTCTGTTGACGGAAGGTCAATTAGTTCATTCTTAACAAACTGTTTAACATGAACCATTTCATGGGCAAGGGTACTAATAATATACTTTAGGGATACCCTTGGTGGTGTATTAATACAGATGGTGAACCGTCTTGGTTGTCTATTGTTATCCATCCATTCAACATGGCCGCACTCATCGCCATATTTAATTTCTAGCTTTCTAACGATCTTTAGTCTAATGGTAATTTGTTTATTGAGATCCTTAGAGAAGAATCTATTAGAGAAAAAGCGAGCAAACTGTCTACAATGCCTGCGGTGTATTTCTGTCCCACCATCAATCTGTAGTCTCATTTGACACTCCGCTATGGTATCAGTATTAGTTCCGATTGCCCAACTGTCTTTAGTTCGTATGGTCGTCTGTTTACAAGATTAAGTATTTTGGCTTCCCTTTGTGATCCTTTATCTTCAAATGTAATACCACCACTTGCCACGAATGCGTGTGTGTTTGATGGTATTATAAGATCAGTGCCGTGTATATACTGCCACTGTGCATTTCTATCTGTTATAGCAAAACAAAATGTGTATCCAGATTCAATAACAAACGCTTGTCGTTTCTTAAACTGAATTATACTTCTAAGATCCATGAATGTACCTGGTGCAAAAAGCCTTCCTGAATTCTCCCCAGTGTTCTCACCCATCCTAAATGTGGGTCCTCCATCTATAGGTAAACATGAATAAAAGACTTCATCATCAAATGTAACTTGTGTGCCTCTATACAGATAATGTTGAATCACACGGAAAAAATAAAAGTTCACAATATTATTTACGATCATTACACGCGCTTGCCCATATGGTAAATGACAGCTGTCACTTTATGTAGTAAATTATCATCAGGATCAAACACACCCATCTTGATTTCAAATATTGGTCTCTCTCTGACATTACCTTTTTTGTCAATTGCTTTTATTGAGCCAACTTGCTTTCGCTCAGATAAAGGCTTTTCAGTTATCTTAATAAATTTTTCTGGTTCAACCATGATAATATCTTACTGAATTCTAAACGTCACAATTTTTCCGTTACCGTTAATTAGAATGTCTCTTGGTTTACTTCCAACAATATGAATGTCTTCATCGGCAGTAACAGTAACATTGCCATTGCTGCCTGGTATTGTTAGCTCACCTTCAACAATTAGGGCATACTTGCCTGCTGGTAAAGTATATGAAAAATCAACTGGGACAAGCTCTACGTCTGAAACATTCTGCGTTCTATTGTTGAGTCTCAAGGATATACTAGTTGCATTGTTGCTAGTTACTTGAAGTGCACATGGTAAGTTGCCAAACAATTGTTTTGGGTAGGCAATTGAGTTTGGACCAAATGTAGTGCCTACAAGACTTGCATTTGCCGCACACTCTGCTACAGTTACGGTTGCACCATCCTGACTTCTATAGATTAGATCCTCATCAGCTGATCTAGGTGTAATTATTTGATTTACAGGAAGTGAATTCCTTAGCACTATGAAGTCAGGATATCTTTTGAAACCGTAGTAAGGCATTTACTTTAGCTTTGTGTGAACACAAATGTTACTAGCTTACCGTTACCCTCAACAGTTGAACCTGGTTCAATTAGCTGAAGTTCGTCATCCGCATCTAATGGATCTGAACCAACTGTTACAGAACCTTCGAGTAGAACGCCATGGGTATCTGAGGCTAATGTGTGTGAGGATGTTACATTTACTAATGCAGCGTTTGCAAAAGTTGCTGGTGTTGAAACATTCAAACCAACCAGTAGAACGCTTACAACCTGGTCTGCTGCTGCATCAATAACATTAACGACAACGTCGCCATAGGTACGAGTTGTCACCGGAACTTCTGTGCCATCAGCTAAATTATAGGCTAGCTGGGCATGGGCGCCGCCAAAGCGATGTTGTTGATTGGCTGCTAGTAGATCCTTGTGGACTGAAAATAAACTACGAAATGTTTGTGCGCCGTAAAAGCTCATAGGTATTCTCCTACTTTTTCTTGAGTCTGAATTGAAAATACAATGGTATTTGTGGCAGGGTCAGAGTAAACCATGGAGCCAGTTTTTGGTTGGCCAGCAGCCACATTAGCAGATTCTGTAGATACTTGGTACGATTGTACTATTGTATTTGATACTGTTTCCGGCATCTTAGAATCCTAATGCTTACAAATTACGTCTTTAGCCTGTCTAAACAAAGTTAGATACAGATATGTAGTCTTTTTAGTGATTTGAGACTATTTATCAGTAGAACTGATCTAAATCGGTGGATGGGTTATAGGTTTCATAGTTTGTGGGACCAATAAATGTGCCCTGGAGATTTTGTAGTATGATGTCGGCAATAATCTTGTGCTCCTTTTTGTTCCAGTAGCGAGGCGGTACAAATGCTGCATTTCTATTGCCAAACAATTGCTGGTGCATTGTTGCATTAGGTAAAATATAGTTTGGGATGTCAATTCTTGAGTTTGGCATCCATGCATCAAACATCAACCACCTACAACCAATCTGCTGTAACCTAAACGCCATAGCTGAGCACATTATAATATGCATGCGCTCAAACCATTTGTCGTTTCGGAATTTACTAAATGTCAGATCAACAATTGTTTTTGCGTCGTGATCTACAGTTCTATCGCTAAGAGCACTAAAGAATCTTTTTGCTATCAATTCGCCGTCGACTTCATTGATGTCGCCAGGAACATTTGGTAATGGAGGTTTGTGATCGGGGCTCACACCAAATTCAAATCTCCTACTATCCGATAAACCTATAACAACAATATCATTCTTAGTAAATGGTAAGGTTGTTACCAGTCTTGCCATTCTCCAGTTACTACCACCTGGTATAGCTAGATTGCTGTGTGGTACAGAAAGGTGCTCGGCGAGATGCGTAGGCCATACAGACTCTACCCTTTCTTGTTCTTCTCTAAAATTGAAGCCGTAGGTGTAGCTATCGCCGATAGCATATAGCTTTGTCATAATATAATTAAAAAGTTATGCTATTCTAAATGTAATTATTTTTCCATCGCCACTAATGGATCTTTCTTCATCTCTCTTACCGAGAATATAAAGATCTACATTAGAATCAACAACAGTGTTAGATACTGTTATCGTACCTTCGACAACTGCAGCATATGTATTCGCTGGGATTGTAAATGATCCACTAACGGTTACGGTACTAACATCTACAGGATAGTTGTTTACAAACTGATCAAGCTGGCGCCGATTAAAAATAATAGTATTGATGATAGGGATATTATTGCCGCATTGAAGTCTTACAGTGTTATTACCAAACACGTCTTCTGGTACATAGGCTGTGCCAGGCTGATAGGTGAAACCAACTAAATCAAGATTGCTCTGACATTCAGTTACAGTCATAGTACCTGAGCCTTCATTAAGGTATAAAATGTCAGCTCTAGTTTTGAATGTACTATTCGAAAAAGACAGTGGCAGTGAATATGCAAACTGATTTGTAACACCTTCATACCTCAAGAACGTAATATGACCTATATGTTTCTGACCATAGTATCTCATAGAAACTTACCTCTTTTTAATTCCATCTGATGTGAATGGATGAAGGTATTTGTACTTGTGTCAACATAGCCATAAACATAGGTTTGCACTCCATTGGCTTCAGCTTGTATCTCTACACGCTCAAGCAGATTTGGATTGCCACAAATTTCGTAATCTGTTGTATTGCCACTAACAACTGGTTCAGCTGGTGGCGTGATTGTTGGTTCGGTGTTTGACATGCTAGAATCCGTAATGATTGTAGAATTGCTCTCTGGCAAAGTTAAACTTGTTCAAGTATGGATATGTAGTTTTCTCAAATATTTGTGCTTCCGAATCTACATCATTTGCTACAATAACCACTAGATTATTTATGGGTTCTTTAGTTAGCTCATACCAGGCACAGGCATAAGCTGATGTCTGCATGAAGTAGTGTTCAATCCACTTTTCTTCTTTAGGCTTAGCAGACGTCTTGAAGTCAATAACGGCTAGTTTACCGTTATACATGCCAATACAGTCTACTGTACCAGCTACCTTTAAGTAGTCTGACCAGATCTGCGTTTCGAGAGCATGAACAGCAGTAACGCTTTTGTTCAGGGTTCGTCTTATTTTGTGAAATAAGTCGACCGCATCTGGCATCGCCTTTTTGTAGGCTGTGTCAAAACCATCATCCTTTAGGATATACTTTTCAGCCAAATTGTGGACAGCAGTTCCTCTATTGGAAGCCTTCTTAGATATCTTATTAGCCTCAGCTTCACCTACCTTAGCTCTCCATTGCTGGATACCTTCCTTTGTTGTGAATCCAGTAACAGAGGTCACCGAAGGGAGCTTAGCCCCCTCCGGTGTTAGGTATAACCTTGGTTCACCATCTATTCTTTCTAACTTTGGAAAATTATAAAGGTGTGTTTTTAATTCGAATTCTACCCTATCCAAATCCTAATTCCGTTTTAGCAATAATGTATTTTTTGACAAATCCTGATCTCACAATATCATCCACTAAAAACTCAATATAGTCAACATCTGCTACAGTGTTTAGGATCTTCATAAAGTCCTTTAGACCGGATTTGTCTTTAGTTGATTGTAGATCAGTTTGTCTATAGTCACCACAGAATATAATCTTAGAATAGTCACCAACTCTTGTGATAACAGAATCTAGTTCACCAAATGTCATATTCTGGATTTCGTCTACAATGATGATTGTATTATCTAATGTAAGACCTCTTATAAACGATGTTGACATAAACTCAATTACGCCAGACTCTTTAAGTAGGTCATACCCATCAACTCTTTGGGTTAGACAATTAATGATTTCTCTATATGGTTGCTCGTATACGCTTAATTTTTCTTCTAGTGTTCCTGGCATGAAGCCTATATCTCTTGTTGGAACACAACTGCGGACTATTGCGATGCGTTTGAACGCTTTATGCTCTATAACTTCTTTTAGAGCAAGGTAGAGGCTGACGAATGTCTTTCCAGTGCCTGCGATACCGTGTAGTAGTAAATGAGATTTGTAGAACGACTCAAATACTTTCTGCTGCGCTTTTGTTATTGGATATATCTGATGTAGCTTGACTCCTTGCTGATGTTGGTTACCGTTAACTGCTAGTCGAAGTTTCTTCCGAGCTTTGTTTGGCATTGAGTACTACCTTTTTTACCATGTGTTGAAAGAAATTATAAATATAACATCATAGCCATACAGTAGCCAAAATGACCACTCCATTCACCTATTACTTGAGACATAAACCAACAGGCAAGAAATATTATGGTGTAAAGTTTGCTAAAGATTGTCACCCTGATGATTTATGGCAAAACTATTTTACCTCCTCTAGAGCTGTACATTCCTTAATTGAAGAATACGGGCCTGAATCTTTTGAATACGAAATCAGGCGAGTATTTAAAACACCAGAGCAAGCTGTTGAATGGGAAGGCAAAGTACTAGAAAGATTAAACGTGTGCAAAAAATCTGATTGGCTAAACCAGAACGTACGAGGTGGTATTGTGCACACAGAAGAATCATTGGAGCGTACGCGGGCATCATTGAAAAAGAGGTATGCAACGCAAGGTAGCAAACTAAGAGGTAGAAAGCTCTCAGATGAAACTAGGAAAAAAATGTCAGAAGCTCGGAAGGGTAAGCCTAGTCCAAATAAAGGCAAAGTGTGTCCTGAGAGAGCCAAGCAGGCTAAGAGAAATAAACAGAAGGGTAGAATTGTTGAAGAGTCAACAAAAAAACTCCTATCAGATTCAGCTTCTAGAAGACGGCGTGTATACAACAGCGATGGCTCCTGGAGGTGGGAATTTTTATCTACCACGTATTAATATTTGATTTCTTATGCTTGGATTTAA